GTCCCCAGTCGTACTCAGCAGCCGAAATGCCTGTCTGAGCAGTCGTAGCAATAGTATCTGTGCCTGCATAGTGGTCAGCAGTGCTGTTTGTCCCGTAAATGATCGGTACAACAATCTTTGCGCCACCAGACACTGTTCTCATGGTTTGACCATTGGTCAACGCATAAAAAAGTGGGCGTGCGCTGAAGATATTATCCGTCAGTCGGGGAATATAATTTTTTAGCGTCGTTGAGAGTATCTCATCGAAATTGGCGTTTCCAGCCATTTTAATTTGCTCCTAAAAGGTTAAGTGCTTAATTGTTCCTTAGCCTGAGCGAATGCCTCTCGAATACTTGAAGGAATTTTGGATTGCTTGGCATCGGTTCCCGTTTGGGTTGACCCACCTGGTTCGACTACCGCTGCTTCCCGTTTCTTAGCAACAATTTCTTGTTCCTTAGATAGTTTGTCAGCAGTACTTTTAACCTCGTTGAATCTCCAATGTGTATAAGCAGCTTCAAGATTTGGAATCTTGTGCTTTAACGCATGGTTCATCAATTCGCGGCTATCGAATTCTCCGTATGTTTCCTGTAGCTCCGATACTTGTCGCTCTATGGCTTCCTGACGTTGCTTCGCTTCAGACTGTTCAAGTCTTCTCTCCAAAGCTGCAATCTTTTGCTGTGTAGGGTCTTCATCATCCCAGTTACTGTATTCTTCACTGGAAGAAGATTGTCCTCCAAGCTCTAACTCGAAAGATTGAGCCAAAGTTCTAAGTGTCTCCTCTGGATTACTTTCCAAAGCAGACACTATTTGTTCAGCCTGACGCAATCGCTCACGTTCAGCAGCTACCTCTTGAGTCTTTCGGGTATAATCCGAATGCCTCTGATAGCCATTTTGGAGTTCTTCAAGGGTGACCTGCTCCTCTACACCGTCAACTTTGATGGTGTACATTTCGCCAGGTTCCTGTGGAACTTCATTTATGAATGAATCAGGGTCTTCCGCATAAACGGATTCCATATCAACTTCATTTTCTTCGGGCACTAGCCCCTCCTAGGAGTTCTCTGCGAGATTGTTCCTAATAACTATAGAGGAGTGTCCCACTACAATGAGGGAAGCTCAAGCCCCATCTGGTTTTGAAGTTGCAAAAGAAGCTCTGGAGGCACTCCACCAGTCGGCGCAAACGCCCCAGCTTGGCCTTCTGGCACAGGTGCGCCACCTAAGTCTGGCGGTGGAGGGACCATCTGTTCTTCGCCAGGGGCTTCTTCTGCCTCTTGCGGCGCTGGCTGCGCTTGCATAATAAACTTCGCTGGGTCTTTGATACCAAAACCGTTCTCTAATACGTGCATTGCTAAAGCAGCAGGGTCAATAACAGTACCAACAAGCGGAGCAACAGCATTCATAAGCGAAATAGCTTGCTGCTTGCGAATCGTATCGTTCATAGGTTGCGTAGAACCAGCCTGAACAGAGAAATCGTATTCCCCAGTAATATCATCTCGGGTGTAGTTGACGAACATATCTTCGCCACCAACACTCGTAACCCTAGCTATTTGATCCCCCGTCATAAACTGTTGCATCAGTTGTATGACTCGCCTAGCTACATGAGAAATACAGATCTCTACAATGGCTAATTTATCTGCAGCCCTAGCATTCTGAGCGTCAGCGATAATGCTTGCTTCTGTAGCAGTACGCCGTATTTCAGGCATTGCGCCCCGTGCATACTCAGAAATACCTGAAACCGTGTTTATGTCATCTTCAATAATTGCCGAATAGTTGTACATATCGGCACTCATAGGTATTTGAGGCATTGGAACAACCACTTCTGATAGTGGTTTGTTCTCGTCCACAACAGGAACCATTCGCCCGTCGTCTTCTGATTCGAGAGCTTCTCGGCCTTCAGGCCCGAACGAACGCTCATGGTACAACCATTTGCGTGCGTATCGTTTCCTGTCGTTCATCAACTGGGAACGAGTTTTATCGAGTTCCAACTGGAGACTTTCGATACTTTCTAAATCTCCTATTGGGTAGAACTGGTCTGGAACGTCGTAGTTTCTGACCATTACAAACGGTTGACCGTAAGCGTATGGCATTGCTACAGGGTCAATCAGAAATTCGTCGGCTCCGTCTGCGTAGACAGAAAGCGTGTTTGCTTTCATGTCGTAGTATTCCCAAATAACTACCTGTTCTGGAAGATATTGGGCTTTGTCATTTATTTCTTCTTTGTCTACGTCTGGAACGTAGTTGTTTGATAACCGTTTCCTCGCAGAAGGCTTATAACGGTTATCGTTTTTGGCTTCTTCGAGAGGTCTTACAAGACGTTGAGCAATCCATGATGCTTCTTCAAGCGTTGTGGCTTGTGGATCAACGTAAACATCGAAGGGAGAGATCCTTTCCACAAACGGTTGATCTTCCACAACCCTCATAATTGTTTGAGGGATATTGGCGTAAATATCTTCGTCTGTGGGAAGGTCCGCAGCTAGCTCAGGGCTAGTTGCTGCGAAGTCAGCTACTTCCGTAAAAGCTTGGTCTATAAGAGATTCTCGTTCTATTTCGCTAACCAGTTGTGGCTGCTCTAAGAACTTCCAACCTACTTTTAACCAGCCATGACCAAATATGAGAAAGTCTTTGACTGCGTGACGGAAAGGATCACGGAAGTTGTGATGTTTCCACATGTAATTGATGATTGCTTCAACAAATACTGCTCTGTCAACATTTTCTTCTTTGGTTGCTTGAACAACAATTTTCGGGTAGTTCACTGCAACGCTTGGAGCTATAACATTGACCGTCGAAAACGCTAAATTGACGGCTATAAGGTCTTGCTCATTAGAAGTTGTTGAAGGCCAGTGTTTGCCTCTGTACAAGTCAATTAGACGACGCCAAGTGTATTCGTAACCTTGCTGGTCACGCCATCTTGAACACTTTTCAACATGATCTACATATTCGGACAAGAGTTCTTGGCGAGACTTTTTGGGCATCAGAACTGTGCTTTCTCTGGCAGCTTCTCTATATTGCGACCTGAAGCTTTAGCCTCAGCAAATACTTTGGCTTCACGCTCACGTTTAGTTAAACCCCGTTCCTCAGGGGGAAGGGTAGATTCATACCCTTGCCCCGTAGAAACAGTAATTGACTTTAGGCGCAATCGGCGTTCGTAGAGTTCTCTAAGTTCCGATAAAGGAACATCTCGGCGTGCGAGAACATAGTGAGCGAACTCTTCAAAGCTGGCCCCATCTGGGAGGACAGCCATACTTTATCCAGCGTCTGAGCCGCGAAGGTTAGGTTGTTTACCTACATGCTCAACTGAACCACTTGTGCCATGCTGGTTTTTCGGAGTCATTCTCTGACTTACCGATTTTCCATAATCACCATCTTGGCCTGCGTACCTACCAGCAACCATGCGCTGTTTAGGTGACTGAGGTCCACCAGGTGTCCAAATTGGGTTAGCGGAAACAGATCCGCCACGCTCCATTTTGTTGTTGGCACCTTTAGCACCGTCAACGGTACCACCAGGTGTATGAGCGATGTTTCTTCCCATCGTCGTTATCCTCCAATAAATGACATGTCTATAGAAAGGTTAGTGTGTCCCACGAACAGTACTAGAACCTATCCGAGTTGACGAACCATCAGGTTGATTAGTTATCATTCGAGCAAACCAGTCAATAGTCCAATAATCGTTAATCTCGACTTTGTATTCAGGTTCGTGAGCATATTTACGCATCTGGTTAGCTAAAGCAAGAGCCATAACACGATCATCATATGGAGAACCCCCCATACCACCCCTATCGTTACGAACATAAGTTCGTAACTCCGCCAAAGTATGGCGATCTCGGATAATTAGCTCTTCGTTTCGTAAAGCAGAACTCAAATCGTCAATCATCAAAGGCTTAGACGTACGAGTAGTCTTCCACCCATACTCCTGCCCGATCCTGTTATTCACACTGTTCAAAGAACGCTTACGAAACAACGTCGGATAACCCAAATGCCGCAACTCAGTGATCGTTGTAAGCCCATGGTTATTTGATTCAACACAACACAAAGCTTGATTAAACCAACGACCAATGTTATCCACCTCATCAGCCAACAAATCTGGCGCAATATGTCCATGCCAAATAGCTGCCTGATTCCCAGAACCCACATTCAAAACCTGAATAACGCTGTAATCGCCATGCCCTAAACCTTCAGCAGTATCAACACCCATCACATAGGCACTACGAGGCTCTGGCCGTTCCCAAACTTCTAAACTCATTACGAACGAAACTCCAAAACTCCAGGCGCTTTAAACATGTAACCAACTTCGCCGTGAGTTACCGTGCGTTCCATAGCATCAAGAATATCTAAATCAAACACAGGATTACCCGACTTAACGAACGCCTCTTCAGGCGTAGTCGGATACTCCTGTGCAAGTTGCCAAGGCAACATGGACTCCACTTTCTCCATGTACCACGACTCACCCCTATCCTCAGTAGCAGACCAAGGATAAAACATAGGCTCAAACTTGTTTGACCCTGTAGTAGCCCCAACCCACAACTGATGATAAAAGTTCCCTGAACCATTAGCAGTAGAAAGCCCAATAATACGGCCCCCCACGTCCGCAACAGGCTCTATAGACGCCCATGCTTCTT